TAGCCAAGGAGGTCATGAATTAATGAACGGCGGAACATTTACACCAGGCAAAGAAAAAGATCGTGCCGGCATTTATTTTAATTTTAAAACGACAGCAGAGGAACGCGTTTCCATCGGGGATCGCGGTACAGTTGCCCTCCCTGTCGTCATGAGCTGGGGGGAGCCGAAAACATTCGTATCGATTTCCAGCATTGAAGACTTAAATAAAAAAGTAGGGTTGAACATCGATGATCCGTCTCTTCTGCTTTTCCGGGAAGCGAAGAAAAACGCACAGACCGTTTTGCTGTACCGTCTGAACACAGGAGCGCCGGCGAAAGCCCAAATCGGCGAAACGCTGAGCGTAACGGCAAAATACGGAGGCGAGAAAGGGAACGACATTTCGATCCGCATTTCCGAAAATGTGCTCGATTCTAAAAAGTTTGATGTCACCACCTTTGTCGGAACAGATGAAGCTGACCGACAAACCGTCAAAACGGCAGAAGAGCTTACCGCAAATGCGTACGTCGCGTTTCAAGGGGAAGGCGCGCTTGAACTGACAGCGGGCACAAAGCTGTCAGGCGGGGAGAACGGAACGGCAAGCGTTGCCGATTACACCGCATTTTTAGATGCTGCCGAAACGGAATACTTCAATACGATCGCACTCCCGGTCGCAGACAATGAACAGCTGAAAGCCACTTTTGCCGCTTTCATCAAACGCCTTCGCGACAAGCAGGGCCAGAAAGTCCAAGGCGTTGTCGCCGATTATGCCGGAGACTATGAAGGCATTATTAATGTAACGGGAGGCGTCGTGCTGGAAGACGGCACTGAAATCACTCCTGAAAAAGCGACGGCATGGGTTGCCGGAGCGAGCGCAGGCGCGACTTTTAACCAGTCGCTGACATTTGTCGAATACGAAGGTGCTGTTGATGTCCTGAACCGTCTGGATGAAGACCAGGTCATCGAACGTCTGAAAAAAGGCGAGTTTTTATTTACATTTGATGCACGCGATCAATCGGTCAGCGTTGAAAAAGACATCAACTCTTTAACGAGTTTCACTGCCGACAAGAACAAAAAATTCTCGAAAAACAAAATCATCCGCGTTCTCGACGGAGTCAACAATGACCTGACCCGCGAGTTAAAGGCTTTAATCAAAGCACGAAAAGCAAGCGGCAGCGACATCCCTGCATCAGACGATGGTTTGCAATACGTCAAAACGCTGATCATTCAGTATATGACGGCGCTTCAGGAAGCCGGCGGCATTACCGGCTTTGATTCTGAAAGCGATATTGCCATTACACTGAATGAAGACCGCGACGGGTTTTTAATCGATTTAGCCGTTCAGCCGGTTGATGCAGCAGAAAAATTCTACTTTAATGTGGAGGTAAAATAGTATGGCATTAAAAGCGCAAAACACGATTTCCGGAAAAGAAGGCCGTCTTTTTCTCGACGGACAAGAGATGGCTCACATCAAAACATTTGAGGCCAATGTCGAAAAGAATAAAGCTGAAGTCAATATTATGGGCCGCCGCATGACCGGCCACAAGACAACAGGGGCAAACGGCACGGGAACGGCGACATTTTATAAAGTCACGTCTCAATTTGTCACGTTAATGATGAACTATGTGAAAAAAGGCGATGATCCGTATTTCACGCTCCAGGCCGTCCTTGACGACCAGTCATCAGGCCGCGGAACGGAGCGGGTCACGCTGTATGACGTGAATTTTGACTCGGCCAAAATCGCCGGTCTTGACGTCGACTCAGAGGCGCTCGAAGAAGAAGTGCCGTTCACATTTGAAGATTTCGACGTTCCTGAAAAACTGAAAGATACGTTTTAAAATAGGAGCCGTATACAACGAGCCCGCTTTTCAAAAATAGACCGCAACAGCCGGTCTATTTCTTCTTTTTTACGGAAGGAACCGATTCAGTAGTCAGGAAATAGGAAGCAAAGCACTCTCGCCAAGCCGAGGGTGCTTTTTCATTGCAAATCCAAAATTGAATGTTAAAGGAGCAAGCAGACATGAGCGAAAAACAAGAAGAAAAAGTATATGATTTATCCTTTTTTATGCCGGGCCAAACCGTTGAAGCCGAAGAAATCAAAGTGCCGATCTCAAAGCGGTTCGTCGATAAAAAGGGCAATGTCATTCCGTTTGTGTTTAAGCCGATTACAACCGAGCGCATTGACGAGCTTGAAAAAGAAAATACGACTTATAAAAACATTAAAGGCAGAGGCCGTGTCAAGGATCTAGACACCCAGCGCTTTTACGCCAGAATCGCCATTGAATCGACGATCTACCCTGACTTCCGTTCAAAGGAATTAAGAGAAGCCTATAAAACGGCCGACCCGGTCGAAGTGGCCAAACGCGTTCTCTCCGTCGGTGAGGAATATGCGAACTGGCTCAACAAAGCGATTGAAATCAACGGCTTTGAAGACGATCTTGAAGATCTGGAAGAAGAAGCAAAAAACTAATCAAGGATGGGAATAAAGAAGCGGTGTATCTCTATTTCGCGATGCACGAACTTCACTATTCTCCATCCCAGCTCCGGGAGCTGTACGAAGCCCCAAAACCGTTTAAGGCATTATTATACGGACTCATCAGCTACAAACTTCAACTCTTGGAAAAAGAAGCGCGGAAAGGAGGTACATAATCCATGGCAAAACTGACGGCACGTTTTGAACTTGAAGACCGGGTGTCTAAGAAGCTGCGGAGGATTCAGAAGGGTTTTGCGATTTTAGAAAAGAGAGCAGAACGATTGAACCGGCAAATCAAAATTAACATTAAAACGGAAGATCAAGCTTTTTTTCGGCTTAAAAAACTGAACAATTACCTGATGAGAAAGTTCATTCACTCCGTAAATATTGGAGTGAATATAAATGACCAGGCATCCGCTCAACTAATAGAAATACAAAGAAGATTAAAAAGAATTCCGCCAGAAACAACCGTTAAGTTAACTTTAGCAGACAATGTCTCGCAAAAGTTAACTAAAATTAAAAGGATGCTCTCTAAGCGTGAATATTTCTTATCAATCTCTGCTGAAGACCGTGTAACATTAACTGTTAAAAAAATAATCGGCTATCTTAAAAACAATTTGAAAAAAGGTTATTCAGTTCAGTTATATGTACTTGATAAAGTAACGAAAACAGCAAGCAGAATTGCCTCGCTCCTAAAAAAACTAGAGAAAACGTACATTGTCACAATTGATTTAAACGACAAGGCGACCAACAAAATCAAAAACAAAAAAGTTTCAGGAGAAACATCAGAAGCCAAACACGATAAAAAGGGATCTTTCTTTGAACAAGGAAAAGACTTGTTAGGCGAATGGTGGAAAAAGTCAGGATGGCCTTGGATAAAGGATACTGGGAAGGAAATTGGCAAAGCATTTGTAGATCGATTTAAAGATAGACTGATGGAAAAATTGAACAGTGATATTTTTGACAAAATCATTGATAAAATCTTAGGGCCTCAGTCAACAAAAGGTTCTCAGTCAAAATCAAGCGGACCAGGCCATGGACAATGCTGCTGCTGTTTATATCCGCAGAAAGAGCCTCCGAATTCAGCCGGAAATAGGCAAAATGTCTCTGTTTCAGGTTCAAGTGAAGAGCATAAAGGCTGGAATCTAAAAAGCTTATCAAGGGGAATTCTTCCAGCCGCAAAGATACTCTTCTATTTAAAAAGTTTAAGGCCCAACAAAGAGCCCGGTAAACTTGCAAAATTATTAGAGCCCTTAAAACCAATGATTGAAAAATTAAAGCCGCTAGGTAAAAAACTAAGTCCGCTAGGCAAACTTTTGCCGCTTACAGATCTAATCGGCATCAACAAAGATAACGCAGGCGAAAAAATTGGTTCTGTAGGCGGCCGTATGTTAGGCACTTTTGGTGGAGAAGCTGCCGGAATGGCGATCGGTGGATTGGTTGGAGGACCTCCGGGTGCAATGATTGGAGGAGTAGTGGGCGGCTTTGCAGGCGGGATGGGCGGCGAAAAGGCAGGCGGTTCCCTCGGTAAAATGTTTGACACTTCCCAATTGAAGGAAGATCTCATGAACACGCTGTTTAATGGAGACTGGTGGAGCGAACAGTGGGATTCCCTTAGTCAAACCGCTACAAATACATTTTTAAATGGAGACTGGTGGGGAGAAAAATGGGGATCTCTTAAAGAAACAGCCACAAATACGTTTTTAAACGGAAACTGGTGGGCTGAACAAGCCGGCTATCTTTATGGTACTTTGGAAGCTGCATTTTTAGGGCCGTTAAGTAATGTTTGGGGAACCATTGCAGGAACGATCAGCGAGACGATTTTTAACGGAGACTGGTGGAGCGAAAAATGGAACAATGCAGTAACATGGGCGCAGAATACGTGGGACGGAGCTGTCTCTGTTTGGGAATCCATTACAGGAACCATTAAAGACACCGTTTTTAATGGAGACTGGTGGAGCGAAAAATGGAACAATGCAGTAACATGGGCGCAGAATACGTGGGACGGAGCCGTCTCTGTTTGGGAATCCATTACAGGAACCATTAAAGACACCGTTTTTAATGGAGACTGGTGGGGTGAACAATGGGACAACGCAGTGACATGGGCGCAGAATGCGTGGGACGGAGCCGTCTCTGTTTGGGAATCCATTACAGGAACCATTAAAGACACTGTTTTCAATGGAGACTGGTGGTCTAACCAATGGAATAGCGCTTTGGAAAGGGGCAAGAGTATTTTCGAAGGCGCGAAAAGCTGGGTCGGAGAAAAAGTTGAATATTTTCAGAAAGGTCGGGAAAGAGCCCATAAGGATCATGGATTTGAAGGCTATGCCACAGGCGGCTACATCACAAAACCGACCATCTCCTGGATCGGTGAAGCCGGAAATGAATTCGTCATCCCTACGGAAAACAACCGGGGACGCGGGAAGATGCTGCTTGCCCAGGCCGCTACCAAGCTCGGCATGCGCGTTGTTGACGACATGGGGGCCGCGGCGGGAGACGGGGGAGCTTCTTCTCCGGTTTCAAGCACCGCTTCGTATTCGGCTTCTGTGTCGCCTGCTGTCGGTGTCGGGAGTATAGCAGCAGAGGCGCAGGCTTTCGGCCGGGAATTCACCGGCGGTTTTGACAAGGGGATCGGCTCAAACGCTCCTTCCCTTGATCAATGGAAGCAAAAAAACATCAGCAAGCCGTTTAGCAGCCTGCCGGCAGAATCGTCTAACTACGGAAAACAGACGGTTGCCGGGTTCGCTTCCGGGCAAAATGCTTCCGCGACCGGAACCGGCGGTTTTCTTCAAGCAAAAGTAAATGCGCCTTATCAAACAACGGTGAAAACGTCCTCTTCCTGGGGTGCAAATACAGTCAAAAACTTTGCAACCGGGCAAAATGCAACACCGACCGGGACGTCGCAGTATGTTGATAAAAATATCAACAAGCCGTTCCTTGATTCGAAACAGTCGGCTGCAGGCTGGGGGTCAGGAATGGTCGGACACTTTATCAGCGGCATGAATGGAAAAGTGAGCGAAGTTTCTCAAGCTGCAAAAAACTTGGCGAAAAAAGTTGAAAAAGCGTTCCGCGAAGAACTAGATATTCATTCTCCGTCCCGGGTTATGATGAGTCTCGGGCGTTTCGCGTCGGTAGGGATTGTCAAAGGTTTAAGCTCTGTCGATGTCAAAAGTTTTGCGGAAAAGCAAGCAGGGTCACTGGCAGCTGCGTTTTCCGGAATCGGAGCCGTCGGCGGAAATGTAAAGTCGTGGCTGATGCAGGCGATCATGGCTACCGGTTCGCCGGTGTCGTGGCTTCAGCCGCTTTCTGTTATTGCTCAAAAGGAATCCGGCGGAAATCCGCGCGCCTATAACGGCTGGGACATTAACGCCAAGCGGGGGGACCCGAGCAGAGGCTTGATGCAGACGATCGGCCAAACGTTTAATGCTTACAAAGGAAAAGGAATGAATGATATTTTCAATCCTGTTCACAACGCGGTAGCGGCCATCAACTACATCAAATCGCGATACGGGTCGCCATTTAACACTCCGGGGATTAAAAGCATGGCAAGAGGCGGAGCTTATAAAGGCTATGCCAACGGCGGCCTGATTACGAGCGAGCAGATCGCCCGCGTGGGTGAAGGCGGCAAACGCGAATGGATCATTCCCGAAGAACGCGGCATCCGCGGCAGATATCTGCTTCAGCGGGCTGCAGGCGC